CGCTTTGGTGAAAATTCATCATCATAATCATTTTTACGAAACTTAGCCACAAACTTTGACACTTAATACTCCTATAGTTACGGTAATAAATCAGGAAAAGCTTCCTTAACAAACTTATAATCAAGACCTTTAACACCTTGGTCTTTCTGAAAGATTCCTAAAATAATTTCTGCATCTCTTGCTTCGATAGATTCTAAAATTTGTAATAATATTTCTTTACTTCTTTTTTCTGATAATTTTTCCGCAGTAGGATCACCAACTTTAAACATATAAAGTCTACGCATTTGTGAACTTAGATTATCAAAAGTAATTCCAGGCAATACATCAGTTGCAAATTTAAAATTTTCAGGCAACTCTTTAACCTTCCATTGGAAATCTGGATGATACGTTAATTGTAAAACATCTACTAATGTTTGCGATAGATTTCTTTCTATCACAGACATTCTTTCTTTTTTGTTTTTAGCTTGTTCAAATTCATCAAAAACTTCAAAAATACTTTTCATTAAAATTCCTCAATAACGTCCATTAAGTTAGATAGTTTATTTGTAATAAAATAATCCAATAGTTTGCCTTTTACGGGTATTGTTTCTTCATATGTATTTATGATTTTACTTTTAATATCAGAAGGTATATGTCTAAGATCAATCAGAGTTTGGTTTCGTGTGAAACCAATTTTAGCATTTTCATCTTCCCATTCGGTATAGTTTTTTTCCATAAGTTTGTCAAGTTTACCTTTAGTAATTGGTGTTTGACGTAAATCACGAACAAAACAATCAGATGGAGATAATACATTTGGAATGCCATCACCTTTATCACCTTTGATAATTTTTTCTTTTAACTCATCCAGTGGATTATCCGAAACAATAAATTTCTTTTGTGCTGGATTGTACTGTTTGACTTTAAATTTGCTACGACCATTGTATTGTTGTAATTGTAGAAAGTCTCCATCACTTGAAATAATCAAAACATCTTCGTTCATAATGTGACGAGGAACAAGAGTACCAATGATATCATCGGCTTCTGCACCATCAACATCAACCACTTTGTATGGAAAATTATCTTTAAGTTCTTGTTTGAATTTTGTAAGCATATCAAAAATCAAATGCCAATTGAGGTCTGATTTTTCACGGGTTTTTTTACGACCTGCTTTATAATATGGAAACCATTCTTTGCGCCAATATTTACGGTTATCACAACATAACACAACTTCACCATAGTCTTTTCGGAAGTTCTTTAGGTGTGTCCTAATGATATTTAAAATCATATGACGAATGAGGGATTCCTCTAACTTAACACCTTTTGAGTTAGAGATTTGTGCCATTAAACCAGACAAAAGTACTTGGTTCAAGTCAATAAGAATCATAATAAACTTTCAGTAGTTTCAAATGTAAGTATTATATCAGATAAGTTTAATTTTGTCAAGAATATCATCCACAAATTCCTTGGATGTGGTAGTTTTTCTTGCCACAAACCCATACCAATTATCTTTAATCAAATTTGTAATATAAACTCTAGGATCAGCCAAAATAGCATCAAAAGTATCAATATCCGAAACACCATCTTCTTTGTTGAACCTAAACAAAGAAATATGATACTCGTTTCCTAATTCACTTCCACCAATAGAATCACCAGGTTTTTTATATTGACAACTCTCAATATTTAATATGCCTTCATCATTTGTAGGAATAAAAAATAACACATCATAATTTATGATATCTCTAAATGCCTCTAACATTGCAATCCTTTTATATGTGACTTTCTTACTCTAACCATAATCCAGTTGTTGTAAAACTTGTCACTCTCTAACACACCATTTACAAATTGTTCTTTAGCTTCAAGATAACCACATTCACCTTTGCTTTTGCATAAGTGGATAATTTCTCTCTTAAAGTTATCTTGTCCATGTAGTATAACATCTTTTTGTAAAATGTCACTAGACCCGTAATAAGTTTGCCAGTCCGAGGAAACTTTGAAACGTTTCTTCTTACCTTTAACTTGTTTTGTTTTGGATGTGTAAAAGAATTTCTTACCAATATATTGTCTACCATCTACCATGTTGGTAATCCGGTAGACAAATCCATAATTTTCACCGATCAAATCTTCTGTAAAATCTTTTTCTTTATATAACCAATTTATTCCCATTTGTCTTCATCATCATCGAGTTCATCATCCTCTATATATTCGTCTTCGGATAATTCTTCAATGGATTCGCCACAAAATGGACAAATTTCTGGATATTGTTCTGATACTAGTTCTTCCATGTATGAAACATCGTAACTAGATTCACAATTATGACATTCTGCTGTTATTATTTTTGTTGTCATTTTTCTTCCTTTTTTTTAGTTAGCCCAAACATCACTCCAATCTCCTGACAATGCTCCTTTAGCATAATCAGTTGCTCTGTTTTCAAAGAAATTTGTATGCGTTGGAGCATTGATCATTTCTTCGACCCATGGTAATGGATTTTTCTTTACTTTAAAAATGCCTTTAAGTCCAAGAGAAATAAGTCTTCTATCAGCAATGTATCGTATATATTTTTTAACATCTTCACTTGATAGTCCTTCCATTGCTCCCATAGAAAAAGCCAAATCAATAAATTTATCTTCAAGTTCAACCATTTTTTCAGCAATGGTATATATTCTTGATTTTAATTCATCATTCCAGATTTCTTTATTTTCTTCTACATATGTACGGAATAATTTAATCATTGATTCGGCGTGTTGTGTTTCATCAACAATAGACCATGTAACGATTTGTCCCATACCTTTCATCTTGCCTGTACGTGGAAAGTTAAGCAACATAATGAAGGAGGAGAACAACTGCATCCCTTCAGTGAAAGCACTGAACACGGCGATGTGGGTTGCAGTTGAAGCGATATCACCATTCTTAGAAGAAATTTCTAACACATAATCATGTTTGTCTTTCATTTCTTGGTAATCTAGGAATTGATTATACGTTGTTTCTGGTAAACCAAGTGTTTCAATCAAATGCGAATATGCAGCAACGTGTAATGCTTCACGAGCAGCAAATCCCATTAACATCATACGAACTTCTGGCTGTGGGAAGTATGGAAGATAATTCTTTACATAACCACCAGCAACGTCAATATCACCTTGTGTGAAGAAACGAAAGATATGTGTTAAGAATTGTTTTTCATTATCGGTTAGATTTTTCTTCCAATCTTTAACATCTTCTGCCATTGGCACTTCTGTATGAAGCCAATGTGATTGTTCGTGTTTTAACCATGAATCATAAGCCCAAGGATAATTAAATGGTTTGAAATAGTTTCTATCTTCCGTTAGTTTTTGAAGTACTTCTTTTTTAGCCATTTATCCACTCTCTTACGTTATTTTCAGGTTGAGAACCGGACATTCTTTTAATTTCAATGTTATCTTCTAACATCACTAAAGTTGGTACTGAACGAATACCATACTCTGTTGCAATGTCTGTATGTACATCAATATCAACAACTTCAATAGGAATATTTGTATCAATATTCGCTAGTGTCATTGCTAAACCTTTACATGGTTGGCACCATGATGCTGTAAATCTTAATATCTTTTTCATTTTTTATCCTTCGCAAGCTATACAATCGTTACCTTGAGCAACTTGAACCATATCTAGTTCTTTAATAACTTGTCGCTCAATTCTCTTAGATACTTTATCTGCTTTACCAATCTTTTCAGAACGGCAATAGTAAAGTGTTTTTAATCCTTTTTTCCATGCCATAAAATGAATGGCGTGTAAATATTTAATATTTGCATCTGGTCTAAAGAATAAATTCAATGACTGCGCTTGGTCAATATATTGTTGACGGTCTGCAGCCAATTCAATCACCCAACGCTGATCAATTTCCATAGATGTTTTGAATACTGCTTTTGTGTTTTCGTCCATCCAATTTAGGTGTTGCACAGAACCATCATTAGCAATGATAGAGGACCAAATTTCATTGTATTCACCTTCTTCAACAGTCCTAGAAGAATCACCATCCGTTAGGTAATCTCTGATTACTTTATCCAACCAACGATTCTTGTTTAAAAAAGACCCAGAAAGAGTATCTTGACGGTATGCGTTAGCACGGTAAGGTTCCACACTGGGGCTTGTGTTTCCCATAATGATAGATGAAGAAGCGTTTGGAGCAATAGCCATGAGGTGACTGAAGCGCTGGCCAGTGCCAGCAGCATCAGGTGCAACGCCCCGTTCAGAACCCAATCGTTGATTTGCTTCATCTAACTTACTCCTAATATTTTTAAACATCTGATTATTTGTTACTTTGGCCATCACTCCTTCAAAAGCCACTCCCTTTCGTTGTAGGTAAGCATGAAAGCCCAAAGCACCGACACCAATGCTGCGCTCACGACTGGCAGAATACCTTGCACGTTCAATGGAGGAAGGAGCATTATCAATAAAATACTGAAGAACATTGTCAAGCATTTCAGCAACATCATTAAGGAATAACTTATTATCTTTCCATTCATCATAATACTCCAAATTTAAAGATGATAAACAACATACTGCGGTACGTTCTTCATTCGTTGGTAAAATAATTTCAGAACAAAGATTTGATTGATGAATTTTTAATCCTAAATCTTTTAAGAAGGTTGGCATCATTCTATTACTTGTATCAATAAAGTGAATGTAAGGTTCACCTGTGTGCATACGTAATTCTAGAATTTGTTGCCATAGATGTTTGGCTGATACTGTTTCTCTTATTTCTTTTGAATGTGGATCAACCAAGTTCCATGAATCATCTGCATTTGGATCCAACATACACTTTTCAATGATGCTCATAAAGTCATCGGTGATATTAATACCATGATGTAGATTCAGGCAACGCACATTAGGATCGCCTGTTGGTTTACGCATCTCTAAAAAAGAAATAATATCGGGATGATTAATATCAAGATAGGCGGCATAAGAACCACGGCGAGTACGACCTTGACGATACGCCAAAGAGCTAGCATCATATATTTTAAGATGCGGCATAACCCCAGTAGACTTATCATCGGCAGACCGAATCCCAAAACCAATGCCCACACCCCCGCCGAGCATAGAAAGCCAGTTAGTTTCTGATAGGTTTTCAACTAATCCCTCCGCTGTGTCGTGAATGAAGTTAAGAAAACATGAAATAGGAAGGCCACGCTTAGACCTCCCAAAACTAAGAATTGGAGTACTAAAGCTAAGCCAATGATTAGAGGCGTAATCGTAAAGGCGCTGAGCGTGTTCAATATTAGTTCCAAATTGTTTTGCCACGTAGGCGAATCTGTGTTGTGGTGATGTTTCATCTTCTTTCATGTAACTTTCTTTGAGTCTTTTAATTCCTAACTCATCGAATAGTTTATCTTTTTCCAAATCAATTTTAATACCTAGATACTCTTCCATATTTTGCCTTATTGTTATTATTTAGAAATAAATTCCATAATTATTGGAAATACCGGCTTGATTGCTTCTACACAAGCCAATGCAACTTCTTGATGTTCTTTTTGTGTCCCGTTAGCTGAACGGAGTTGTATATAGTGAACCCAAGAACGAAGCGTTCCATTCATATACAAACGTGAACCAGTCATACCTTCTGGTAATACTGCTCTCGCCTGTTCTTTAGCAATACCATTGTCGAGTGCCCATTTGTATGTTTTCTGCACTTGTTCCAAAAGTTTATTTTGTTGAATTTGCCACATATCATCCAATGTAAAATCTGTACT